CTCGATCAGACCGGCAGTTCGTCGACTTCTTTCGCTGATACCAGCGCAGCCGGAATCGGCTGGAATGTGAGGCGGCAGTACGCTCGATACGTCGCCGCAATGTCTCCGCGGCAGTAGTCGGCAACTTCATCTATGCGGCCTTCCTGCACCATCGGCCATACCATCGAGCCATCGATACCTTCTGTCTTGCCGCCAACGCCAAGCGCCTTGCATAGCGCGTCGAGCTTGATGCTTCCTTGATTGCCGGCCCATCGTGTCATCGTGTCGAATACCGCCTCGTCCCACGGCTTTGCGTGAAATGGGATAATCGACGGCGGCTTGATGCCAAGGATCACCGCGCGCTGGAATAGGAAACGAAGATCAAAGCCAGTGATGTAGTGGCCGATGAACAGCGGGCGTCGGTCGCTCTGCTGGTGATAGCAGTCTGCAATGGCGGTGAACGCTTCAGCGATCAAATCTCCTTCGCTTGTCGGGTCTTGCCAGTCATCGCGATAAATTGCGATCGGCGCAGCATCGTCGAACGCCAAGCCGATGACGCAGATTTGCCCCTGAGATCCGTCAAAGCACGTTTTCTTGTACTCGTCCTGCGCGACCTCTTCGGCCCTCTCGAATTTGAACCGATCCGCCCACAATTCGAGCGCGCGCGCCTTCGAGGTAAACTTGATTTCATTCGCGTCCGTCATGCCAAGTTCGGCGCACGCTCGTTCTTTGGTCATGTCGGACGGCGCTTTGAAGTTGGCGGCGATAGATGCACGGATCTCGTCTAGCAAGCCCGGCTTCTGGCTCGGTATCGTCTCGATGTCCAACGTGATTGCGGTCATTCCGGTTCCTTTTATCGTTCGTCGTTCTGGTATCGGTACAGCACTAAGAATACCATGATGGTATCCGTAGCGGTCAAATTTTTTTGCGTCGCAAGCCGCGCCATTCGAAGCCGCCTTCGCGCTCTGCCTCTGCGCTCGGCCGGTGCTTGCACGACTCGGCGCCGTGTGGCGTCTGCGCGGTGTAGGACCATCTTTTGCCCGTCCAGTAGCTGAACATGCGGAAGATGGTTTTACCGTTTGGCTTTCGGCGCACCTCGTATGCGCCTATGTGGCGAGGCTTGATGCTCTTGTCGAACCAGTCTGTGAACTCTTTCATTGGAGTCTCCTGGCTGACGCCGGCACGCGGCCGGCGACGCGGGCTAGTGCGTTGTCAGAACGGGATCAGTTCATCGTCGAATGCGCTTCCGCCGCCATCCATCGGGTGGGACGCGCCGGCGCTCGATGCTGCGCGCGACTTATTCTTCAGCGGGCGATCCTTCAGTGCTGCCACAAGCTGCGGCAACTTCGTCGGCGTCGTCTTGCGGTCGAGAATCTCCGATGCCGTCAGTTCAGTGTCTGCCTGGAATACGGCGTTCAGGCGCGCGCTCCAGCCGGTGCCGCTGCCGTCGCGCTTCTCGTATTCCTCCATCGCCAGCAGGATGCCGACGCGCTTGTTCATCAGGTCCGGGAACTGGCTGAGAGTCTTGTTGACGTTCGCGCCAGCGTCTCGGTCCCAAACCAGCGATTGAACTTGTGCGGGCTTGATGTCCTTCACGCCGACGCATGTCATCAATGCCATCAACGTGCCGTAATCGCCGAGCTTTTCGCCGTCCGACTTGATGGTGTAGATCGAGAAGTTGGCCTTCTGGCCGTCGTCACTCTCGAACGTGAATGCGATGCCGCGCGTGCCGCTCAGCGCGGTAATGTCCTCTGCGCGCGTGAACTTGCCGACGTACTTGCCTTTCTCGTCAATGAAACTGGTGCGTTGCTCGGCCTTGCGTGCTGCTTGCGCGGATTCGTTGTTGAGTGCGTACATGGTGCGTTTTCCTGTGGGTTGCTTGTTAGGCCGTAGCCAGTTGAGTGATGCCGTAAAAATCGGCGATTGCGGCGTCGACCGCTGCGAGGTCGTTGTCGATGTGCTGCTCGGCAAACATATCGATCGGCGACTTGCAGGTGTCTGATCCGCTGTTCTGCGTGCTGAAGATGTGCCGGCCATTGATGAGCGCCGCACGAATAACGATCGTGAACAGCGATTCAACGGGGCATTTTTCGTCGAGCATTTTGCCGATCGTGCGAGCCCGGATGTTTCCGAACTCGTCCGTTGCAACGTGCCCAAGGAAATAGACGCGAACATCGTCGGGCAGAACGGACGCGGCCATCATCACGTCCCATGCGCTCTTACCAATGTCGCTGAATTTTTGGAACCCATGCTCGGAGCTGCGGCGCATGAATTCGTTTGTCATCATCAGATTCCAGTCATCGAACACGATGACCTTGCGCTGCGTCTTGCTCATCAGCGCAATGATCTGGTCGGCCTTGTCGGTCACGAAGATGTTTCCGCCCGGGTTCTCCTTCGAGCGGTACGACCAGCCCTTTGTGCGAAAGGGGAGGGGCTTTTTAATAGCCTGAATCAAAAGGGTCTGCGCCGGGTCCAGATTGCGCATGCTTGTTGACTTGCCTGTCCCGCTTTCGCCCAAAATCAAAGTTGCTACGCTCATTTTTCGCTCCTGTTCGCTCGTTTAGTTCGATTTGCTGCTGTTCTTCGCATTCGGCCTGCCATTGCCAGCCGTCGTCGTCCGGGCTGTCCATCTAGCTCACCTTGACGTGGCTGAAATGCCTGGCGATGTAGTTGGGCACAAAGCCGCTGCCGATCGCTACGCGGGGCTGCACACCGCGGCGGCTCAGTTCGGCTTTTGCCGCACGCTGGCGCTGCTCAGTGCGCGCGCAGAGTGCTTTGTGTTCGGCGTCGAGAATTTCGTTACGCGAGAGGCGCACGTTCGTCTGAACGTGGCGGAGGTCATTCAGTGATTTTGCGATCAGTTGCATGTTGCACTCCCGGAGAAAGTAAGAACGATCATCACGGCGAGAGCCATTGCGCACGCGCCAGCAGAGAAAGCGAGAAACAGGTCGTTGACCTTGCAAACGCTAGCTACTACGGTATCCGTGCAGGACAAATTTTTACCGGCGACGTCCGACTGACGCGCGCATGCAACGGGGCTAGGGCGTAATAATAACGTGGCTTTGGCGAGTGCAACAGGCTTCATGATGGTTTCCTTCCGTTCGTGGTTGTTGTTGTGCTGCTGAAATGAAGGATACTAAAACGGTATCCGTGGTGCAAGTGGTTTTGCGAAAATAATTGCTTGTTCGCCTACGCGAGGTGTGGAAGCGCAGGTGATGGCATCCAGTGCGTCACGTCGTGCCACTGCCAGTCCTGACCATCGTTGTGCGGGTTGTCCCAATAACGGAACGGCTCGTATGTTTCCTCGTGGCTTGGGTTCTCCCAGCGCAGTTCGCCAATTGCAAGCTCACCACGCAGTATCACAAGCACCGGGGTCTCATCTGGCGGCAGCTGCTCATCGACGCTGATCCACTGTGTCGATCTGCACATAGGATGAAGCGTAATGTCTGCAAGCTCTCGAATAACTGCCGTGGCTTTTGGCCCAAATTGGTCGCCGTTTAGAACGTTATAATCCGCGTCAGTGCGCATCGCATCGGCCAGCATCGTTGCTATTGCTGTCGATTGCATTCCGTGTGCGCTCATCTCAATGAACTCCAGTAAGGTGAAAGGTGCGGTGCGTCTGGCCGGCGATCTGCACGGATGCTTGCAGGGCAGAGGCGGATTCGATGCAGCGCGCGGCAATGTCGTGCGATGCGCTGGCGTGCAGCGCGTCGGCGGCAGCTTTCAGCGCGGCGATAGCGTCGATGATCTTTTCGGGGCTGACTTGCATCATTCACCTCGCGCGCGGATCATTGCATCGGCCATCTGATAGGCCCGCAACGCGCAGTCATAATCGTTGAGCGGTTTTTGTTCGCTCCACACGGCAGGCATCAGTTTCGCTGCGAAATAGTCGCGCGTCGTGATTCCTAGACTGATAAATGGCGTCTCGTTCAAGTCGCCACACCAGGGAAACGCTGGTCCGCCAGTTTTGATCTCGCTCATTGCTCGCCCCTTGCTTTAGCCAGAGCAGCGCGAGCCTTGTTTGCCGCTTCTGTGTTCGGCCACAAATGCAAGAGGGCATCCTCCAGCGCTTCGAGCAGTTCCGGCGCGGCTGCCCGCAGATAAGCATCCGCCAGTTGCTTCTCGTTCGCGGCGACGGATTTCTCTTGCATATCTGGATCAAGGCTCGACCGCATGCCGTATCCTGTCATGACGTCTTCCACCGTTTCCTGACGGGAGCCATAGGCGTATCGACGTTCCTCGAAAACCACTGCGCCGGCCGCATCAACGATCTCGATGTTGAACGGCCATTTTTCCGGCTGGCGCACGAAGAGCGGTCCAGGTGTGTGTTTGATCTCGCTCATGTCTTACACCGCTACCTGAATAACGAGTTGTTTGTGCTCTGCGTCGATTTCTTGCACGTCGATGTATTCGGCGCTGACCGGTTCGTAGATCACCACAGGCATATCGCTCGGGTACTTCTGCAAAACCGCGATCAGTTCAGCCGCCGTGATTTGTGCGTTGACGTGTGGGCGGGAATAGCTCATTGCACACCTCCGAACGGATGCGCGGTTGATGCGCCCGATACGTCAACCGTCGCGCGCCCGATGCGCACCTCGAGATCAATGGCCGCGATAATGCAACCTGCTGCGGCTCGACCTCGCTGCTCAGGCGTTCCGTTTCGAATAGCGTCGGCCGCTTGGTTCATCGCCTTGATGGCGCCTAGAACGTATTGAAGATCAATTTGCATCACTCACCTCCAGCCAGACGGCGCTTGACGATGACTTCCTTCGCATCGGTCAGCAGCGTGTGAATCGTATGCAGGTCGTCTTTGTTGCCACGTGCCAGCGCAGTCATGAACGACTCGCGTTGCGGGCCGGTCAGCTCGACCAGCAGTTCCATCAGGTCATCGAACGTGACCTCGCGCTCTACCTGCTCGCGGCGATCTTCTGCGGCCAATGCTGCGTTGTCGGCTGCTTCGAGATCCCGGTCGAACAGCCAATTGCCATATGCTTGCGTGCGGGAAACTAACTGCGGTACGTGTGGCATGATTCCGTCCTTGTTGTGTTTAGTGACGAATACTGCTTTGGTGTGTCGATGAAATGAACGATACCAAAGAAGTATCCGTCACGCAAGCGAAGAATCACTGTTGCGTTTCTGCCTCACGCTCGATCCAGTTGCGTCGCTCGAACGCCGGCCGTAACTTCTCGTGCGCGGACTTGCGTAAATCCGCGATTGCGGGCGTCACCTTGGCGGCTGCTCGCGCGACGGTCTGCGGGTGGATGGCGCACTCGCGCGCGATGCGATTGAGGCTCCAGCAATAGCTTTCCCCAAACACGAACTCTCGCGCAACGAGCATGCGAACCATCGTGCGATTGCGGTGCGCTCCTTCGAGCAGGCATACAAGCCGCTCAACGCCCGCGTGACGCTCTCCGCGCTCTCCGCCATAGGTGGCATCCAGCAGGGCGCGCTGATCCAGCGAGAGGTGCGATTCAATGACGTCGTGCACGTATTGCGCCTGTGCTTTCTTCTCGTGGACCGATAGCAGCAGGGCGGCTCCGTCAGGTCCGGTGTATTCGCCAATCTGCCCGATCTTGACGCCGGGCCGCGCGCGCCACGTGTAAGCGAAGGAAAGCGCCGCATCCATCGAGCGGAACATCGGCGCGCGACTGTCGTCTTCCGGCTTAGGAGTGCGAAGGGTGAGCCTGCCAAGCGAGCTTTCGTGTGCGGTGCATACTTGCATAGCGGTTCCTTGGTCAGTGGAGCGGGGCGGAAAGCAGATCGGGAGCGGCTTGGATTGGCTTCACGAGCTGCCCGGTATGCGGGCACCGTCGCTTCGGCAACTCGATCACTAGGCCGTCGTCTTTCAGTTCGCCTATGCGGCCGCAAACGCTTTGGATCGGATAACCGAAAATCTTCGACAGGTCAGTGCGCGAAAATGATGCAGTCGGGACCGTGCGCAGGAAGTTGAGAATCGCGAGCCGTTGAACGGCTGCTGTGCCATCCTCTTTCTTTGCGAGGAAGGATAAGAACGACGTTTCGGCTTGTCCTCTCATGCTGGCTCCTTCAGATCCTCGGTCACTTCGTCGTTGACAGGAACGCCACTGATGGGGCGGAGCAATCTATCCATCACCACGCGTCGCTTTACGATTCGAAGAATCCCATCGTTGCTGCGCACCGGAAGCGACGATCCGGCGGACTCGACCACCCAGCCTGGTTCTGTGACTTCGTAACGTATCCCGTCAACAGTCTCCATATGAACCGCAGAGCGCAAAACGGAAACTACCGCCCCGACCATTTCTGGTGTAACAACTGCCCGAATCACGTAGGCCAGATCACCAGGTTTGCAGTTCATTGCCCCACCCCCATGCGAACAATCGCGTTGACAGCGTTCAGCAGCGTCGGATCAACTTTCGGGAACCGGCGGTTGTCGCGGCGGTACTTTGCGTCGACCTCGGCTTCGGTCAGCTTCGGCCGCGGCGCCGGCGTCGGTCGCAGCGTGACGTTCTCGCCCTTGCCGATCACGTACCGGACAGCGCGGCGATAGCCGTTGTTGTCGATTGCGCGGAACTCCTGGTCGCGGCCCGGAACGCGCGCGCGTCGTAAGTATTCGTTGACCACCGATAATTCGCGCCCGATGCCCTCGGATATTTCCTGCGCAGTGCGCGGCTTGCCGTCAGCCATCAGATTGCGAATTAAGTCGGCAGTGAATACGCGTGTGGTCATGCTTGCTCCGCCATGCAGGAAAGAGGGTGGGCGCCGTAGTAGAGGCGGAAGTGGCCGATTCCGAATGTGCCTAGCACGGCGAGCGCGAGCACGATTCCGCCGATGACAGAGAGAATGGTTTTAGTCATTGCGCAGGTTGCGCTGCCAGAATGGCGCGGGCGAAGTCGAGCAATGCGCCTTTGCTGAATTTGTACGAGCCCGGCCCGGTCTCGGTCGCGCACATGAACCCGAGCATGTCGATCTGCTCATCCGTCAGCGCCACCTGTGTCTGCACTGGCTGCGTTGCCGTGGATTGCGTGGATGCGGCGCGGGCTGCTTGCCAAATCTCCCACGGACCGATAGAACGATTGGCCGGAATGCTCTTGCACCATGCGTCAAACGCCGCCCGCTCGTCCTGCTCGGCATATTGCGCGGGAACTGGGGATGCGATGCGTCTCAACGTCTCTTCGACCGCCGCCTCTGCTGCAATGTAGAGCGTCGTCATCCCGGAGCATGCCTTGCATTCATCCTCGACATATCCTGCTATTTCCTCGATCTCGCGACGCGTCAAGGTGCGAGCGACCGGATAGAGCTTTGTTCCGACCGGAATATCTTCTGCGTCCTCGATGTCGAACTGAACGTATTTCGTCCCGTCCTTGTCTTCGTACACGGACGCTATGTGCTCCACTTCCTCTTGCCGCGAACCAGCGTCGGCAATAACTTCGCAATCCGCGATGCAGTTCCTCAATTCCGCCATCGCCAGGCGAATTTCGGCGGCTGCCTGCATTGGATCGGATGCGTTTTCTAGCCATCGAGCCGTGCATTCCATCGAAAAAAGCACGCCGTCGAACGCGCGTTTTTCACGACTACTGTATGTTTGTACAGTACTCCGACCTAATGATGCCTCGTTAGTGTTCATTCTCAGTTCCTTTTTTTATTTGTTCATATGAAAGATTTTTAGCCAATTTCGGACCTAAAAACCGATACCGTAAGTATAAACGGATACCGCCACGGTATCCATAGAATTCGCAAAAAAGATGTGCTTAGGCGCGAGCCCGATGTGATTCCCAATCAAACGCCAGAACGCGACCGCCACCTTCCCGCAATCGATCAACGACTCGCGCTGACAGATACTTCTCGATTCCGCCTAGATCCTCGTTAGAGGCAATGATGGTCGGTCGGCGCGCGTCGTACCGCCCATTGAGTATCGCAAACAGAATCATCTGCTCGTTGTCGCCGCCGCCCTGAACGCCGACTTCATCGAGAATCAGCAGATCCGGGTCGACCATCCTTTGAATCGCTTCGCGCTCAGACATTCGCGAATCTCGGCGGTACGCCTCGCGCACAAACTGGACCGCCTCATACGTGCGCGCAAAGAGCGGAAGGGCGCCGCGGCGAGCAACGACGCGCGCAATCGAGATCGCAAGGTGCGTTTTGCCTGTTCCGAACAGCCCGCACATGATGAGGTTTCGGCCGTTCGTGCTGACGTCATCCCATTGGGCGGCGTACTCGCGGCAGGCGTCAAGCACCTGTTGCTGAGCAGGAGTTTCAGCCAGATACGTTTCGAACGATGCCGACTCGAAGCGCTTAGGGATGGCCGCGCCTTTCCACCCGCTCAGCAGAGCATCGCGCCGAGCTGTACGTGATCGCTCCGCCTGCAACTCTTCGTTTTTCTTCGCGTCTTGTTCCTGCATGCACTTGTCGCAACCGCTCCAGCGTGCGACGCCTCCGAAGTTCGCGTTGAGAGACTTGTATGGGCCGTGCGTGTCGCATACCGCGTCGCGTTCCTCCATCTTCCGGCGGCCCATGATGTAAGCGGCGATGGCGTGCGCGTTAGAACGTTCCGTCTGCATTGATACCCCTCCGATAGTCGATGCCCTTGAAGTCCGCAGTCGTTACGGGCTTGCGGTATTGCATGGGCACGGTTGCCTTATGTAGCGAGTTCCAGACCTTTTGCAGATCGGTCAGAAGCACGCCGACAGGATGCTGCGCCTGCTCATAGAATCCACCGAGCGTCAGGTAATGCGTCACGACAGCCGGTGCATTGTCGGCACCGACTTGATCCACGATGCTTTTCAGTGAGGCGTTGACCTTCGCGTTTCGCAAAGGCTCTACGCCATAACGCTTGAAATACGCCACGCTGTAAGCATCCCAGGATGCAGACGATGCAGCCGGATCTTTCTTTGCGGCACACTTCTTTTTCTGCGAGACCGGAGGCGCGTCAGCGTCGCCGGAAGGTGTTAAGTCATAGCTAAGAGTCAGTTCTTTCTTAGAGTCAGTCTTTACTTGTGTCGGATTAGGCGGCGACGGTTCAGCCGTCGACGGCTCAACCGTAGACGGTTCAGCCGGTGACGGTTTATCCTGCGATGGTAAAAGTTCGCCCACCGCTTTCATCGGTGCGTCTGACACGATGTAGTCATATCCGGCAAAGCTCCCGTCTGCGTTGTGCTTCGGCTTATCGCTGCGCGAGAGATAGCCGGCCGTCATCAACTCGGCGAGAATGGCCTTCACACCGTCTCGCTTTGTGTGGCCGCCAGCACCGCGCACGCAGTCTGCTGTTTCATTCACGAGCGCCGCGACCGACACTTCCCAATGGTCAGGTTTGCTGAGAAGGAAAATAAGCAGCCCGCGCGCGGACCACGAAAGACGCTTGTCCCCGCTGATGGCGTTGCTGAGTACGTAGAAACCTGACTCGGGGCGTGCCCCGCGAACGATCGCCATTTATGCTTCCTCGTCTTTCGAATCCGCTTCCTGTTCGGAGTGTTCGGGCGGAACATCAGGCAGATTGGGGATCGGCTCGATCACGGCCGGGCCGCGCGCTTTGCCGACGAGCTTCGGCATTTCGTGGCGCAATCCGATCATGTCGATGACGGTCAGGTGCGGCTTGTTCGGTCCAACTAACTGCGCGCTGACTCGAGCGAATTCGAGCGCGCGCTTTTTGCCGACCACCTTGTGACCGTTGCGGATGTTGCTCCAGTAGATCGCGCCGATTCCGATCACGTCGAGCAACTGGTTGACGACCTTCGCCCCGTATGCATCGTGAAATTCTTGTGCGTTCAAGTTATGGCTCCTTTGCCGGGTTATAATTGCACTACAGTATAGCATCGGATACCGTGACGGTTAGCGAGTTACACGAAATTTTGGCGGGAGATAACCCTATGAACTTATTGAACAATGATGCTTTTACGGTTGCACTAAGCGCAGGAAACCTTCAAGATTCGAAGAACGGATGCCGCAATTTAATCGGGGTCGGCATCCGTCTAAGTGGCGTGCCTTGACGCGCCCTATACGACTAAGGATTGGGAATCACATGGCTATCGAAACGATCGACGCAGTGCGCGCACGAAACTTCCACCTGCTTTTCGAGCAGTTCAAGGAGGGGGTGAGAAGGGATGACCCGACCGCGCCGGATCGGGGAATGCTGAGGCGCTTTGCCGCTCATCTGGAAATGAACCCCGTCTACCTGTCGAACCTGAACACAGGATCAAAGACGATCGGTTTGCGGACGGCGCGTGAGATCGAGGCCCGGTTGAAGCTGCCGGAGGGTTGGATGGACACCGACCACACCAACAACGAAGCGGAAATGAGCGATGACGATCTGGCGTTCCGCGACTCGGTGATGGCGATGTACCGGCAGGCGCCCGAGGCGTCGCGCGCGGCCGTTCTGCGGGTGCTCCAGGCGCTCGTTCTGGGTAAACCCATAGAGGACGTACTATCTACCGACAAATCGCGCAAGAAAGTGAATTAGACTCGCGCAAACATTTGCGGATTGTTGCAAACACTGAAAATGTAAAATATTGTATCGAAACTTGTTGCGCGACCGGGACTGGTGCGGATACTCTTACATCACCGCGACGCCGTAGCGGGTAAAAAATACCGTGTTTGCAATTCAGAGGGGCTCCAAATGACGAGTTTTGGCACTGCTGGCAGTACAGAGAACAAAAATGCTGCCGCTGGTGTACTGGCAGAGGGCTTATGCAGCGAAGACGGCGAATATCAGGTCGCCGCCGCTGCAGCCGCCATCCCCGCGCACATGCGCCGGGGGGTTCTGGCTCACTTGCGCGAGCTTATTTGCGCCGATACAACGCACACCGTTTAGGTATGCAAATATCGCTTGCGATACTGTGAAGGTTTTGCTAAGATTTGTCTAACATGTCGTTTTTGCGTCCAGCTTTGATGATGTGTTCATGTTGGTTCCGTTCGTAGATCCCCAGATCTACTTTCCGCTCCCTTCCAAGGTCGAGCGGCTTTTTATTCCTGCAGGCCGTCGCATGAGCAATCTGCGGCGGCTTTTGCATTTCTGAGCCGGACCCTGGCGGTCTGTGGCATCGACAAGCGCTTGTGCGATGTTGCGGTGGCGGTTCGATTCCGTTCTCGTCTGGCGTCAAACAAAAAGCCAGCGCAAGGCTGGCTCTCTGCGGTCTATAACCGCAGCACAGGGTTCCGCTGACGGCGAGCCATCATGGCAGCCGCCTACGCGTTAATGATCTGCCGTTCTCGCCGGTCGGTTGGTGGGCTGTCGACCGGCTGACGTAATAAGCGGTTGGGCAGGTTGATCGTGTTCATGGCTTCCGTTCCTTTTGGTTATTGCTTCGTGGTGATTCAGTTGATGTCGGCGTCGCTATCTTCTGCGTCGTCGTCCAGCTCAGGCTCGCCATAGCTCTCGTCGCAGTAGCGAGCGGCAACCCGCGCAAGGTCGGATTCGCCTGCGGTGCTGAAAGCTGATTTCATGGCGCACTCCTAATGATCCTGAGATACGTTGAAGAAGGCCCGCGGTGCTTCTGGTGCGCGCGACCGTTGAACGGCCTGCGCTGCTGCAATCCGCTCGACAAGCTGGATTAACTGTCAAGCCAGCATTTGATCGAATGATGCCATAACAGTATCGGACAGTGTGAGAAGTTTTCGTTACAAGTTGTATTCGTGGATACTGTTGCGCGCTTTGTGTTCGTTGGCGCACATTGCACGGATACCGGCACGGAATCGATAGACGTTTAACGGAGGCCGCATGAAGTTCGCTGCATGGGTGATGTGCTGGCCGCTGTTAGGCGCAATGTGGCTCGCTGCGACCGTTGGTGATGCGGCTGGTGACGTCGTGTATTACCTGGATGATCTGACCGACAGGCTGCTCGAATATTCGGAGGGCGAGTGAAGCTGACCGAAGCTATCGCTGTTGCTCGCCGCGTGATGATCGAGCATGCTGGGATCGAGGTATCGACCATTGAGATGCGCCCGCATGCGCAGCCGGTGAATCCCGACAACGTGCAGCAGACCGAAGCCGCGGCGGCTTACAACGCAATGTATGCGTTCACGTCGATGCTGAACACGATCGCGCCGGAGTCGGTATGAGCGCTGGCGCCACTGATCCGCACGACGACATCGACAAACTGTGCGACACGATCGCTGTGTTGATGCTCGCTCTGTGCGAGAACGAATTGCTGGAGCTACCCGAAGATGCAGCCGACGCTGCGAACAAGCGTCTGCTGTCGCTGCAAGGCGAGAGCCAGGTCGATGTCATTAAGGCTGGCGTCGAGGTGCTGATGCGCAGCCGGGTAGTGCACTGAACAATCAAGAGGCCCAAATGGACAAGTTGCCGAAACCTGCGCTGATTGACGAAGAGACAGCGCGCGCCGTAAAGACTGTCAAGGTGGACGAGAACGCCAAGGGATTTGCCAAGGCGTTCGCGGACGCCGACGGGTTGGTTCGCTATCGGCGTCTTGATGCGCCGACTGAAGCGAGCATGACTCACT